GTAACCAGTATACAATAATTGCGGGAGTTGGATTGCACAATATCTTATATAAAATACTGAATAACTCTTATTTTTTATTCGAGTCGCTCCAACAATTAGCAGACTGGGTTGTGCGAGCAAGATTCGAACTTGCGTTCCCCGTAGCATCACATCACCAACAGTTGAGCTACAAAGATTAGTTGGTTATCAGCATTTGACCTGGCATTGAGCCACTAAAGGCTTGCCTCTGCGTTTATACTCGCTCTCTGCCACCACACAACTCAATCTACTAAATATTGATTTACTGGAGGGGAAAAGGGATTGCGCATCCTTTAGAAAAGTCTTACGTGAGCCTTATTGCAAATATCTCTCACCGCTAAGCCGTTCCCCCTTCAATAAACCAATACTCTACTAAATACAGTATACCACACTACTTAATTAAGTTATCCCCAAACTTTATTCTCTTTGAGATAGTAATCCAGCTGTAAGCATAAACGTAAGACCTAACGAAACTAATATATTGGTATCTTGAGAAATTATTAAGACTGCACCAAATATCCACATAACTTGTATATAAAAGTTGATAGCTTTTTGATTCATTTTATTTATTATCTAGTATATCCATAATCTCTTTCATAACACGCTCTCTCATAGCAATCATTCCGTCAGTGATACGACCCTCCTTTGCTGCCAACATTGCAATAGCCGCAGTAACTGCCCACACCATGCTTTCAATCTTATCTCGCTTACGTTTTGAGATTATTACTTTTGACATTTTATTTACAATAATTCTAGTAATACACTAACCATCTTTGCGATATCATCTTTATCGTACACTAAAAACAATTGTTCATCGTCAAATAAACCATCCCTTGAAGTATGGCAAAACTTGGTAGGTACGCTTGCTCCGCTTAATAGATTGTCAATTATCATCCCATGCTCTTCAGAGTTTTGATATTCAAAATTCCCGATAAGATCAAAGAATATAAAATCAGTCTCCCAATGTTCCTTATCAGACGCTTTGACTTTTAAGCCATAGAACATATATCCGTCATTATATGAAAACAAAGTTCCCGCGGGTGTATCTTGAAATTGTTGTCTATTTAATATTTTCATTTTATTAAAGACTCATAACTTCTGCTGCATTACCACAATCTACACACTTTAAACCTGCATGGCCCCACTTTCCAGTGTACTCAGATCCACTGCCAACATCATCATATTTGATAACATTTTGAGAGTTACACTTTTTACAAATTATGTAAAAACCATCCACTGAGTCTGCATTGTTTTTAACTTCTCCTAATGATGCTAAGAACTTTTCAATCTTTTTTGCTTTTGTCATTTTAATAAATTACATCATTGATAATTGCTTCACTTTTCTTGAACTCAGGTGTCATACGACGGCACATTTCTTTATCAAGAATCTTACCAGCCTTTTTAAGTGCAAACTTTATAGCTTCAGCCTGGTTACACCACCCGTGTACCCGCTCAAGCGGACTTGGTTCAAAAGTAAAAGTCTTTGGCTTATATGCAACTGGAGGATCCTCATCATTAACTATAATACTAGTATAGTATGGTTCTACTATAGATATAAGTTCATTGTCATAGTCGATCTGAACTATTATTCTAATACTTTTGTGTTTTATTGTGACAATTTCAAGATGTTTCATTTCTTTTATGTTTATGCAACTGTATATCATAACAGTCGCAGATCTCACAGTACACAACACCTGTATGTGCGGTGTCGTTGAGTGTAGTGATGATCTTGGTTAGTTCATACTGATACACTGCCTCGGATCTCTTTGCTGCTTGCACAAAGCTATTAAACGGACCACGCCATTGTTTCCTGTTACGTGCGAAGAACACAATGTCATCGGGCCTATTTCGCATGGTAATTGTCCCTAGCGTTACGTGCAAAACATTGCAAGCATATGTCCGGTGACTTTGGCGTGACTACATAGTTACCTTGGCACTGGCTACACTTGAGTATTGTGCTTTTGATCACATAGTGCTGGCTCATCTCAAAGTTTCTGTATTTGTTTGATTTTGCTTTCATAAAACTTCTTAAGCTTTGGTAAAAGACATTTACATTCTACCTTGACAATGGAACGATCGTAAAACTCTTTACCAATCTCAACCTTATATCTTGTTTTGCACATCGTAGTTTTTAAATAATGTTTCTAATTGATCAAAGTCCATCTCGCTACATGAATAAAATATATTCTTACGAGACACCATATCCTTTCTAATAATCCCTATCAACTCACCTTCTTTATTAAATAATGTTATTACTCCTTCTTTTTGTGTTTCCATACTTACATAATAACATACTTATCTATGGGCAATTATATTTCTGTGGATAACCTATACAATCACACTAAAAGCAATCTTCTTTGCAATCGTCTTATCAAGCGATTTAGACTTAATCTTAAGTATCTCCTCTATAGGTATGATATATATATCCTTAACAAAACGGATAGCGACAAACGGATCGCCTCTGTATGTTCCTATATAGTCAAAGGGCTTTTTCCTAAGTCCAGCATCGTCAATCTTCCACACAAATGAATCTTTAAAATCGTTTAAACTACTTTTTTGATGATCGTATATCTCACGCATGGGCATCTTATCTTTGCCACGTGTGTGCTTCAACTCAACAGCGCAATTACGTCGATACGTTTGTATGTACCAACGGATCCACGCATGTATCTTTGGGCTCTCTTTAGATTCTTTTTTTGTCATATAAAGCTTCATTAAAATCACGTCCACTCATAATTGTTTTAAACCACCTACTGTCCACACTTTTTGGATAATCCGTCACAAGATGTATGTATGTGTTCTTCTTAACATTATCATACCTTTGTATGCGCCCTTGCCCCTGGATGTAGTCAATGCTTCGATTGGTTAGCGATGCGAATATCGTTACCGGACAACTTTTAAACTCCCATTCAGATGACATCGAGCTCTGCGCTACAACATAGGCACTCTTCATGCTCTCAACCTGTCGCTCCACTTCTTTAATGTCTTTTGTCCTTGAGTCAACAATAAAGACATTTTTATCAAGCTTCCTTAATGCCTCTGCTATCATGTCTACCTGCTCAGTGTATGTAGCGAAGATAAGCATCTTATCAAACTCATACGAACGCTCGACAATATAGTCCACTTTCTCATTATCAATGCGTATTGCCGTTTTTGTTATTTTACTCGTACGCGGATCATAAACGTCTTCATAAAGGACACCGTTCTCCACTTGATGCGTTTTGGCTCTTATGGTTGCATCCCCTGTGAAGCGATTTCCGAATGTCTTTATCATGTCCTTTTGTGCTTTTGTGAGATCAAACTCCTTGGTGATGTATATCTGTGGCGGTACGTCTTTAATATCGTCAATACGTAACACTCTGCCAAGTGCCTTGGTTATCTCAGCAAGCTTTTCTTTTGCCTCGTCGGTTCTTATAGGCATATACACTGGATTCCAAAAACCCATATCAATGGGTACATAAAAACGCTTTCTAAACTCAAAATAGTCGATCTCAATGCCAAGCAACTTAGCCGCTGCCCACACTGACATTGCTGTTTTGTTTGGTGTCGCTGTTGCCAATATCACGCGATCAGGGCGCACACGTCGCAAATACGCATGGAGATTATGAAAGAGCTTAGATGTCTTAGGCACAAATGCCTTATTAACGCGATGTGTTTGTGGTTCCACGCCAAAAACATAATGCGCCTCATCGACGATAATGGCCCCATAGCGTTTGAGCTTATGCGCATCACGCCTGAATGTCTCCTTGCTTATAACGTCTGGTGGCCGTATGCCTATCGTAACCGCTTCCTTTACCCACTGGCACTTTTGTACGCTCTTTTTAGGTGCAATGACAAGTAGATCATTACTATTAGCGTACGCGCGCAACGTATAGAGTGCCGTGCGTGTCTTGCCGGTACCTGTGCCGTCCCATAGCCCATAATAGGGCTTGGCGATCTTTTCGTAGTCTATTTGGTGCTGTGCAATCATATTAAGGCACACAATCGTTTATGTGCCTTATATGACTACATCTTTGCTACAAACGCATTGAGGTCCTTGTCTTCATCTTCCTTTGGCTTTGTCGCTTCATAGCTTGCCTTAGAGATGGCAATCGCTGCTTTGATCTTGTTTACCTCGTCCACAGCACGCACAAGCTCTTCCTGATTGATTGATCGTACAGCTTCAAATGTCATCTGGTTCCACTTGATAGATCCGTTCTCTCGCGCAGTGCTGTTAAACGCTGTTACGTAACGAGTAGGGTTACCGATCTTTTTCTCATAGTCCATGTACGCGTACATAGACGATCCCTTGATTGTTAACTGATAGAGCTCATCCTGATACAACACATAGAGCACACGGTTGTCCTTAAGCTTGCTTACGGTCTTACCGTCCTTTACTTCCAAGAACTCACTAAGCTTCTTCAGCTCCTCTGATGTACCGCGTGCAATCTCCTTCTTAGTAACGTTATTAAAGAGCGGCACAATGTCCGTTGCTCCATCATACACAGGTGTCGAGAAAAATGTCTCAGACTTATCATCATAGAACGATAACTGATAACGCTTATATACAACAATACCTTCAATGCTTGTACCGATAGGATTCTTAACCCAAACGTTCTTGCCATTCTCATCGAGCTCATCACTTGCTTGTTCGATGTAGAACTCACCAGCCTCGTTAATGATTTCGATCTTCTTACCAACCTTTTCAGTAACGTCTTGACTAAACATTCCAAGCTTCTTGAGCTGGATAGAAAGCCGGCTCTTTTCTTTTGGATAGCTTGCATCAAGCTGTGCTAGTAATTCGGGGTCAAGTTTAACAATTTCTTTTGACATATTTTTATATATTTTTTATAAATCTAACATACTTATAATAAACTATTGTTTCATTTGTGCAAGTTTAAACTGTGCATAACTTTCCATTTCTACAATCGTTGTATTGATATGTTGCATAAACTTTAAAATGTCCGACATTGTTCGCTTAGTTTTAAAATGGTGTACGGTAACTGGCTCAATAAGAGAGATCGTATAGTCGCCATTCTCCTTAGTTGGAACCCACTCCAAAAACAATTGCGTGTCCTCTGGCTTCACTTTGTTTGTAATGAAGTTCATCAAACAGTACATAGTGATCTGCCCGTGCCCATCTACACGTTTTTTGTTCCAAGGATTCTTGGTCTTACCAGTCTTAAACTCACCGATCTTATCCTTATTAACATGATCAAACGTGTCGGCATATCCGATAAGCGGAACGTCACCAAGCATGACATCAAATGGCTGTTCGATTTTTGATAGCAAAGTCACTGGAGCCATTGGCTTACCAGCTACAATTGCATCAGCAAACTGTTTACCGAATTCAAGCTCTGGCGTTATAGGCTGTGGCTTGCCAAGAACATATTTATCAAACCAAGCATCTTTGCTATACCAAAACTGTGATATGGCACTCCATGACAATGGCCTATTACGTACCTTATACTCCATCATAGGTATTTCCTCAATGAGACACTTGATATGTTAAGGACCTTACATATGTCTCTCTTATGTACGCCATTCATCAACAGTAGATTGATAATAACTTTCCTAATTCGGTTAATTTCTTCTTGGTTTGTTTCAACTTTTATACTCATGTACAGAGTATAGCATTATTCAGTTATAAAGTTATGCACAGTTTTTTATTGCGCATAAGTTTATCTGTACTTATAATGTACACATGCAATTTAATAATGTATTCCAAGATTGGTTAAAGACTAATAAGATTTCACCTGACATACAGCGTGAATTCAATCTTAGTTTTACCGACTCTATCGTTATTCCTGTTTGCGATGCAGATGGGAATTTTATTTTTAATAAGTATCGCCGTTCGCCATTAACAACAGTCGGCCCTAAGTATCGCTATGACAATGGAGGCAAGGTCACCCTCTACGCATGGCACAAAGCCAAGGCCCATGACACGATCCTCATTACCGAAGGGGAAAAGGACACCCTTGTTGCGTGGAGCCACAACATACCGGCAGTGACATCAACTGGCGGAGCACAGAGCTTTCAGAAAGACTGGGCTCCTTTATTTGCCAATAAGAAGGTGATCGTATGCCTTGATAACGACAACGCTGGGGCCGAGGGAACCGTCAAGATCCTTGATATCATACCTCACGCACAAGTGCTCCTCTTGCCTGACATGCCTAATGTTAAAGACATTAGCGATTACGTAAACGCAGGGGGCAATCTCCATGAGCTCATAAAAACAGCTCGATTATTTAAAGATATTGCCGAGGTAACGGAAGACCGCGCTAAAAGAATTGCAATGTTTGAATCAGTCTTTTTCCATGATGCCTATATCAAACACCATACTAAGGTAGTGACATACAAAGGCGAACGTAAGACATTCTCTAATGATCGCGTATCGCAAGCTAAGGGATACCCTATACAGCAACTGTTACCGTTTGTTCGGAACAAGACGTGTTGCCCATTCCATAAGGAAAAGACTCCCTCACTTCATTATTACCCGTCAACCAACAGCTGTTATTGTTTTGGTGGTTGTGGTCGAGCCTATGACTCCATAGACATATACAGGAAGATACATGGATGCAGTTTTAATGAAGCAGTAACCCGACTCCAATGAAGCTACACGAACTTAAACAAGAAATACAGAAGTATCAGTATTTTGAGGATACTGGCATTATCAACATTGCCCTTGCTAGTATTATTGCTACACGCCTACAGCTTAAGAGTCCGGTATGGCTCATTATTATCGGTGCATCATCTGGTGGTAAGTCACAGATACTTCGTCCATTGTCGATTACCGATAAGAAATTTATGCACAGGTTGGATGATCTTACAGAGAACACGTTTCTTTCAGGTATGGCTGGTAATGACACATCGCTTCTTAATCGTATAGGTGAACTGGGTATGTTGGTGATTTCAGATATGACTGTATTGTTTTCTAAAAATTCAGAGTCAAGAAACGCTATTTTGTCACAATTTAGAATGATCTTTGACGGTGAAATGATCAAATATGTTGGAACCAAAAAGGATCCATTACATTGGCATGGATCTTTGGGGGTACTTGCTGGATCAACTCCGTCAATCTACACACACTTTGAGGAGGTGGCCGACATGGGAGAACGATTTATCTATTATAGAATGAAGGATTACAGCGCCGAGAAAGCCACTATGCTTGCACTAAACTCAAAGAAGCATGGCCATGATCTTGATGAAGCTATCTCTAATCTATATTCACAGTACATTAAGGAGGTTATTACCAATACCCCTAATAAGAATATAGAGATTTCCGACAGCGTTAAAGAGCGTATTATGCGTATTGCTATCTTCGCCGAGAAGGTACGAACACCGGTACACACTAACTGGCAGGGTACTATTGATAAGATTCCTGTAGCAGCTATGCCTATGCGAGTTGCCAAGCAATTACTTGGACTTGCAGTGTCACTATCCATCATGCAGAAGTACGAGACTGGCACAAACGATCTTAGTGAGGAGGATATGTACTCTATAGAATGGTGTGCTTATTCTCTTGCTAATGAAGAAAAAAGAACTGCTCTCAAGATCCTCGCAGGGGTTGATTATGAATCATCTGTAAGTGCTCAAGTTATTGCTGATAACATGGGATTGCAGTCGACAATTACGCTTAATATTTTGGACAATTTACATGCTGTTGGGGTTCTTAATCGTAGTGTAGTTAATGGCTCTTTGTCTTTTAGTATTAGACATAAAGATCATTATGATATTGTGCAGAGAATGGAGGGTATTTTGACTACAAAAGAGTACGTTAATCGTGATGTTTCACAGGAGGAGTCTGGGCTAAGCGATGCTATGGCGGACGATGTTTTTGGTAAGTTTTAAATAGAGTTTTTAAAAGGTGAAAAAAAGTGATGGCTCAGTTGAGCCGTCATTTTTATTTTTATTTTTTTTGTATTTTTTTTATATGGCTTTGTTGAGCCACTGTGGTTGACAAAAAATTAAAATATGGTATTTAAAAATAAGAAAAAAAGGCTCAGCTAAGCCATTTTGTAATTTAAAAAAAACATTTTAACATCTATCTAGCCCTTATACTAGCCTCCTTATGGAGACTAGTATAAGGGTAAGATGTCAATATGTCAAGCGTATCGGCTATTGAACCTAATGGAAAAGTATGGTCTGATATTTGTTGTGTTTCACACTATTATGCGTATGGGTAAAAATAAGACCTGTGGATAAGTCATATTGACCATTTATAAGTAAGGGAGTATACTTATAAACATGAGAAACAAAACCCAAGAGTTTGAGAAAAGTATTATTATTTATCAGAACGATGCAAGTAAGTTAGTGGTTAAGGATGATACGTCATTAGAACAGGCAAGTGTATTCCTTACAAATGTTAATAAGATTTTAAAGTCTATTGGCGAGGAGAAGGATAAAGTGCTTAAGCCCCTTAATGAAGCAGTGAAAGCTGAGCGTGCACGATGGAAGCCTATTGAGACAGTATATGAGACCTTAGTGGCAGATGTTAGAGCTAAGATGTCAAGCTATCAAACAGAGAAGTTTAATAAGGCACAAATACAGACAGATAAGATTGCAGCACGTATTGGCGAGGGTAAAGGCAAGATCAAACTTGAGACTGCAAGTGCTAAGATAGCAGCAATTGAACAACCTGAAAAGAAAGTAGCTAGTATTAGTTTTAGAGAAGATAAAGTGCTTAAGATCGTTGATATTAACCAGATTCCTAGATCCTACATGGTAGTTGATGAAAAGGCTGTCAAGCAGGCTTTAAAGGACGGTATAAATGTCCCAGGGGCTGTACTTGAGACAGTTCTAACGCCAGTAGATCGAGGCTAATATATAAACAAATGAAAAGAATTAAGATTCACTATATGGGCAAGCGTTTGAAAGATGTGTATCCGTATGCGACTAAGTGGCAGGTGTTCAAGTATCGAGCAGTACGTATTCTAAGATTTACATTTGCAGGCATTGCGGCAGTAGCTATCTTAACGGCAACATTAGTAACTTCGTTTAATCTAGGTGGTAAGTTTAATCCTGACACGGTATATGCTGAGAAGTTTGTGGAGATTACAGTTGATAAGATCCCTCCAGTAATGGAACGTATTGCAAAATGTGAAAGTGGAGGTATGCACTATAAGAACGGACAGGTGATATTTAATGCAAATTCCAACAAAACGGTTGATATAGGTAAATTTCAGATCAACGCTATATGGAACGCTAAAGCAACATCACTAGGTTTGGACCTTACAAAAGAGAAAGATAATGAGAAGTTTGCTATGTGGCTATACCACAACCGAGGTACACAGGACTGGTATGCAAGTGCGCATTGTTGGAATAAGTAATCAATTTACAGAGAACCCCTTGCGGGGTTTTTTGTTTATACGTATAATACAAGTATGTCGAAAGCAATGAGCGATGCCCGCCGTAAATATTGGCAAAACATTCCAAAAGAAAAGCGTATTGCGCATGGAACTCGTATGATAAAGATACGGTGGATGCGCACTACGCCAGAGATGAGGAAGCAATTTATAAATCGTATAACAGCTAAAGGTAAACAAAATGCTAAAAGTAAAGAGTTTTAAGATTTCAGATGATGCAGCAATAAATGAATTATTGTCAAAGTATCGTATTGCTAAAAACGCACAGATCCTAGTTTCTGAGGGTAATGTGATGATTCCTTATGAAGATGGTGAAGCTCTATCAGGTGAACCACTTAAGAACCTATATCTCGAGATTCGTAACGATGAGATTCTTAAGGTAAAGATCCTCGAACAAGCACAGGCAGGACTTGTACTACAACTTGAACGTATGAGTGCAGATTTGAAGACAATTGATGCTTCACTTGAAGAGACAGCTCACTCAAAGGATTCACGAGATTTGAAGGACAGCAAGAAGGTTCTTGAGAACAAAATCAATCAGTTAAAGGCTATCATTGATAACAACAAGCACGAGAAGATTCGTATTGACACCAATGTTGAAGCTATTGACCAATTGATAAAGACATTGTAAATAATTAAAATAAAAGAATGGCGTTGCCTCCAATTAAAAATCCAAGAAATGCTGGGCGTAAAGTTGGGTTTGTTAAAGAGGATGCTGAAAAAGCGCGCCAGATCATTATTAAAAAGCTAGATTTGCCAAATGCCGAGGGTAGCTTTTCTAAGATTGTTAATAAGGCAATTGAATTGGCAGAGGCTGGTGATCCAACAGCGCGTGAGTGGATTTCAGAACGTTCTTTCGGAAAGGTGGTCAATCCTATTGATATAGATATAAACAAGACAACCATTAACATAGATGTCAAAGCAATTGAAGAAGGACGAAAAGTCATCGAACAATATATTGCTCTCAACCCTGGAGAGTAAAGATGTAAATAAGATACGAGCCTTATTTGCATTTAATGCACAAGACACTAATAAGCAGATTGTTTTTAAGTTTAATCTATGGTCAAGGTATTTCTATCCGCATTTCTTTAAGTTTAAAGATGCAGATTTTCATACCAATATTGATCACAACCTCGTAACCCTATATCGCTCTCAAAAGAAATACTTTGTAGATATTGCTTTTAGAGGTGCAGCAAAGACCACAAGAACCAAGCTTTTTGTGGCTTTTGCTATTGCTAACGACACAGAACATAGTAAGCGATACTTCAAGGTATTGAGTGCAGATATAAAGAACAGTACCCAGATTGTAACTGATATATACAACATGCTCATACGAAAGCATGTAAACCACTACTACCCAGAGATATTCCAAAAGACTATTGAGAAACGCGAGGAGACGATGTCATCGTTTACTACAGCTAGTGGCGTGAAGATGCAGGCTGATACTGTTGGTACGGATCAACGAGGAGACATACAAGAGGATATACGCCCTGACTTTGAGTGGTTTGACGACTTTGAGACACGCAAGTCATTACGTTCTGCTGTTACAACTCAAGCTATTTGGGAAAATATGGAAGAAGCACGTAACGGTCTATCAAAAGAGGGTGTGGCTCTATATAATTGTAACTATGTTTCAGAGCGTGGTAACGTGCACAAGCTTGTACAGAAAGAGGCAACAGATAAGATCGTGATGATAACTCCTATCAGGCATGATAATGGCACTATTGCATGGCCTGCTGCCTACACTAAGGAAAATATTGATAACATCGAGAAGAACGCTGAAGACTTTGAGGGAGAATATCTATGTAAGCCATCGGCAAGCCGTGATGTGTTCTTTGATCGTACGACACTTGACCTACAGATACCACGTAACCCGATCAAGACAGTTGCTGACTTTAAGACGTTTTACAGCTATGTACCAGGGCACAGATATGGACTAGGTGCAGACGTTGCTGGAGGAGTCGGCCTTGATCACTCAACCCTTGTAATAATAGATTTTTCTACCACGCCATCTCGTGTAGTAGCTACATATGCTAATAACACCATTGCGCCAGACATCTTTGGTGCTGAGATTGTTATTGATGCACAAAGGTTTGGTGAGCCAATTGTGGCAATAGAAAACAACAGATTTGATATGTGTATACTTGCAGTTAAACAAAAGTATAAGAACCTATATTTTACCGAGGAGAATCAGTTGAAGACTGGCGCACCAACACGCCGTAAAACATATGGATGGAATACAAACCCAGATTCTAAGCCAAAAATGCTATTTGAGCTTAAGCAGGCTGTTGAAGACGGTCATTTGCAGTTGACTGACATAAACCTCATCAATGAATTGCGATCATACACGCGTGATGACCTTATGGATAAAGATACTGATCCACGTTTGACCACACGTCACTTTGACCTATTGGTGGCTTGTGCAATTGCATATCAGATGAAGAATTACGCGCAAGCAGTATCAGAACAAACACAAGCATATGAACAACCAGAATACGAAAACCCACTCCAACAATCGTGATGATTACTTTAGGTGTAATATTTGCGGTAAATTAAATCTTATTGACGTAGATACTTTGCGTGATCCGGTAACTGAAGCGTATAAATGCAAGCAAGGATGCGAAAAAAGCTACGTGCAGCCTAATTATGAATCACCATTGCAAGATTATTGATATAATGGTCTTGTATTTATTTTGTTGTTTGTTATCCTAGTGATGTATGAATGAAACACTCGCACAAAAAGCTCTTGAACAAGCAGTACGACAAGTACAAGCGTGTTACGAATTTAAAAAACCTCGACTAGAGCGAATTGCAAAATATTGGAAACTTTATAACGGTGATACAAAGAAGAAAATACGACAACTATTTAATGTACCTATTCCAGTATTCCCTGGAATGATTGACACACTTAACGCTCAACACGATACCCCTGTACTTATTGAGTACCAAGAAGCAGAACCATCAGACTTTTTTAATGCACAAAAGATCAATGCAGCGTTCCGAATGGAAGTGCTTGATACTAACCAAAACAGTAAGTGGGATACTAAGCTTAGAATGGCTCGAAAGCACGCTATTATGAGCGGTGTTGGTATCCTTGAGTACTATGCCACAAGCGATCCCGAGTATAAGTCAGAGCTTAATGTTCGTAACCTCAAAGATTTTATATTTCAACCAAAAGGAGGACAGGATCTTGAAGCTCATGCCTTTGTCGGTGTCGAGAACATTACAAAGAGCAAGTCAGAGATCGAGAAGCTTGCTAAATCAGGTGTTTATGATGCAAAACAAGTAGCAAAGTTGTTTGCTGTATCTGCTGATTCTAAATATGTTCCAGAGAATAGCACTGATGAGAACGTTAATTACGAGCGATTTAAGCCACTTGGCCTCGATGCCGCTTCACATGCCTTTGTTGGAGATGCAGTGTATAAGCTTGTAAACATCATTACGACTATTGACGGTGTACGATACTATCTCGTGTTTGATATGTGGACAAAGACATGGCTACGATTCTCTAAGTGGACAGCTAATAAGACATTATACCCTTGGCGAGCCTTTCACACGCATGAAGATGATGAAAACTTTATGTCAAAGTCGTATGCTGATGATATATACCCTACAGCAGAGGCGATCTTGGCTTTGTTTAACCAAGAGCTTACTAACCGAGAGAAGCGTAACTTTGGTGCTCGTGCATACGATAAGGATATGTTTAAAGATGTGCGCAAGCTTGATGAGGCAATGTTTAGGCCAGATGCACTTGTTCCTGCTGATACCAATAACGGTACACGTCGTATCTCTGAAGGTGTGTATGAGTTCAAAGTTGGCGAACTAGCCGGTACAGTTAATCTTATTGACTGGATGTCGGGTACCATTGGACGAAGCACAGGTGCTACTGATCTAGCAATGGGTGGAGTACAAGAGGTATCTAAGAAGGCATCAGTTACTTTTGCGGAACAAAAGTCTATTTCTAAGCGTATTGGCTGGGGATCTAAGCCATTCCAAGACATGATGGCAGGACTTGGTAAGTTGTATCTATTCGGACTTAAGGATCATATGCCTGCTCGAATGGCTATCCGAGTACTCGGAGATGCTGGCTGGGATTGGGATGAAATCACTCGAATGGACCTTAACACTACAAAGGACCTTGATATTCTTGTGGTTGCATCAGATCAGAAGATACAAGAGAGTGAAGCTAAGGCAAAGCGACGTGCAGAGGCCCTTAATCTCCTTATGCAGAGCCCTAATATCAACCCACTCAAGCGAGATGAGGAGATATTACGCTCTATTGGTGGCTATGAAGAAGATGAAATTGCTGAGTTCTTGGATGTTAAAACATATGCTGATAAGAAGTCAGTAGCTAAGGCAGCAGAGTCTATCCAGAAGATACTACGTAACGAGAAAGTGAATGTATGGCATGGAGCTACAGCAGCTTTTGTTAAGAAGATTGTTACATACGCTCGTGATAAGCAGTCAACTCTACCACTTCCTAAGTTTCAAGCTCTTATTAAGTACGCAATGGCACATACAGAGATCGTTAAGAAGAATATTGATCAGCAAGTACTTGAGGATTCTATTGCCCAGACAGAGAACACCCTAGATATACAAGCAGGTATTTCACCAAACGGCGAGGTTCCTCAGACAGCCACAGAAATGGCTAATAGTGTGCCAGGATCTTTACAGCGTTCTCAAAATATAGGTAACGCAATGGTTGAATAATATGGATAAAATAAAGAAACTTAGAGAAATATTCTTAGCGCAAGATGTTGACGATGAAACACGTCAAGAAAACTTGCAGGACATTATTGATTTCGAAAAATCATTAGCATTAAATAATGCACGAGTAGAATGGCTTAAGCAAGATATTTCCCAAGAGCTTATTAAGACACTTAAGGCATTTATTCATAAAGTTACTCGTACATTAGGCACAAACTCTGATCTTTTAGAGGAAGACAGACGGCTATTATTTGCAAAAAGAATGGCTGGTTTGTGGCTTTTGACGGTCGTACAAGGCAACCCAGAAGAAGAAATTAAAAACATTGAGCACGAAATTGACAAGGCTCTTGAAAACGTGGATAATTAAATTATAATAACAACACATATATGGCACGACAGCGAGCACAAAAAGTAGAAGTTGAAGAAACAGTAGCACCAGTTACTGTAGAAGAGACAGCGACACCAGTTGAGTCTTTGGTAGAGGAAGCAGTGAACGTTGAAGAAACAGAAGCAGACGAAGTTACAGTTTCATACCGAGGATATACACGAGTATATACACGAAAGGAACACGGAGATGACTTTCAGAAGCTTGCAAAGTCATTTGCTGGCAAGGTAAACGGAACATTGGTTTAGTTTCTTTTTAGAGGGCTCTATTGAGCCTTCAATAAAAGACATTAAGTCTTTTCCCTGAGCTACGAGGCATTACTGTGGCATCGTTATAGGACGTTAAAACCTATTTCTCGCGGTACGAGATTATAAAAAACCATTATGTCAATGGACGAAGCAGCTTACAAAAAGTATTTATCTGAAAACGGTATTGAAGTTGAAGAAGATACTACAGTAGCTCAACAAGTGGAGACAAAACCAGATGTAGACAAGGATGTTGATGAGGAGTCAGACGATACTAAATCGGAAGATACTCAGGAAACAACCAAGCCTAAGCAAAAAGAGGCACCTAAAAAAGATAGTATCTATACTGAGTACAAGAACAAAAAGCGCGCCCTTCGAGAGAAGGAGGAGGAAGTTCAGACTATTTCAGAAAAGAATACTATTCTTGAGAAAGAGCTACAGGAGAAAAATGCTAAGATTGCTGAACTTCAACAGTTAGCAAGCAAAGCAACGACATCTGTAGAAAAACAGGAAGTAAAGGATGGAATTGAGGCTCTTGCAGAAGAGTATAACCTTGATAGATCTTTTCTTAACAAATTGAGTTCTGAATTGCTTAAGAAAGTTAAGCCAGCAGAAACTCAAACCATTGACCCTGAATACACTTCAAAAGTTAAGCAAATTGTGGATACACAAGAGTTTAACAATGAATTTGAAGAAACTCTGCCATTTATTGAGGAGACTTTTGGAAAACTTAGCAAAGACGATGTTAAGAACCTACGTACCGAACTCGATAAGCTTGCACATTCAAAAGGTTTTAACGACAAAGATTTAGATTATATTATCTTTAAGAATCGTTCTCAATTAAGTTCAATTATTACTCCTAAAAAGAGAGGTATTGAGACACGAACACAGAACGAGGAGAAGTCGGTTGATGAAGAGTCAACAATTGATTTTAATCAAGTACCAGACTTTGATAATATGACTGAAGCACAAGTTAAAGCATGGGAAACTGAATATAAAAAGCTTAAGAGCAATACAAAGGGCCTAACAACCGGAGCTAACGGAAAAAAGTACTTTATATAAAATAAATGGTTAGGTGTCATTAAAATTTTAAATAATTTAAATGGCAGCAAATCCTAACACAATGACATTCAAGACGGTATTCTCATCAGAATACCAGATGTCACACTTCAAAGAGCCTGTATATCCTATTTTGGGAGATACTCGCCTTGAAAGTGATCTTACAAAAGGTCAGACTATCGCACGATCATATGCTTCAGATGTTGTAGCAAATGATATGGGTGGTGATGGTGCTTACTCAACACAAGCTATTGTAGATACACAAGAAACTCTTGTTATCAACAAGGAAAAGGAAGCTTCAATCTACGTTAAGAAACTTGATCTTCTTCAGGCACATCTTGATGTTAAGATGAAGTATTCTCGAAAGCTTGTTAATGCTCTTATCAACCAGATTGATGGAGATGTGTTGCTTGCAGCATATCAGGGAGCAGGTGTTGCGTTTGATGATGGTAGTTTTGGTGGAACATCAGGAAACGGCTTTACAGTTACAGCAAGTAACGTAGCTATCCTTTTCACAAAGGCTATGGAAGGTCTACGCCTTAATAACACTGTTTATAACAAGCGTTTCCAGGCTGGTACTTCTATGAAGCTTGAAGTTCCTGAAGGTACTCCAATTGCAGTAGTTCCTCCACAGGTTCTTACAGCAATCGAACTTTACCTCGGAGGCAAGGATACTCTTCTTGGCGACGAAGTAAGTCGAAATGGATACTCAGGTTACTTTAACGGTTTCAACATCTTCATGAGCAATGCTTTGCCATGGACAGGATCACTTGCTTTGGCAACAAACCCAACAGCAGGAGATACAGTTACTGTTAATGGTGTTACATGGACATTCCGTGCAACTCCATCAGTAGCAGGTGAAATTGATATTGGTGCTGATGCAGATGCTACACGATTATTGCTTGTAGCAGCTATCAACGGTACAGGTACACAAAACACAGCTACAACATACTTTGAAGTTTCAGCAGCAGATCGCCGAAAGCTTAAGAACATTACAGCAACAGACAACGCTACACCTAACACAATGACAATTGTGGCTAGTGGTACTGGAACAGTTCCTGTTTCTGAGACACTTTCAGCAGCTGCAGACGTATGGACAACTGGCCTCCAGAAGACATACGGTATCTTCGGTCTTTCAAAGTCAGTTTCAGTTGTTGTGCAGAAGAATCCATCTCTTGAAGAAAACTTTGTTTCAGGAAAGATTGGACGAGACTTTATCGCATGGACAGCTTACGGAATCAAGGTGTTTGCTGATCAATCACCAATGCTCGTTTCTATCGCATTGGCTTCATCTACATACACAGGCTCATCAACTGTAGTTCGATAATACTAGCTAATTAAAAACCACTATGATCAACTTTGCTAAAATAGCAGGACTTGTAATTGTTGGGATTGTAGTTGGCCTAGTAATTGCCGGTTTGACAACACAGAATAATGTCGGAGGTATTTATAACAACGTAACAAATGAGTTCTACTCAGGCGTACGTGTTGGTACAAACCCTAAGACACTTAAGGAAGTTGGAACATGTGAGCTTATTGGTACAAACGTATCACAGCCAGCATCTTCAACACGTCCTTATGACTGTATTGTTGCAAATGCACAAAGTGGAGATTTCGTTATGGCAGAGCTTTCTCGAGGAACTACTTTAACCTCATTAGGTTGGAGTGTGATCGGTGCTCAAGCTTCTACAACAAACGGATACATCACGGTGCTCATTGCTAACCAGACTGGTGGTGCACGAACTCCATCAACTGATGCAGTAGGTTCAAGTACACCGTACTTTGTTATCAGCAGTCGATAACATTTACTTGTCTCACTCTCTCGCTAATTAACTGGCGGGAGTGATGAGACTGGTAACATTAAAAATAATTAAATTATCATGAAACGCCCAGAAACAAGAAAATTGATTGATGCAGTAACAGCAACAACAACATCAGATGTGTTTTCGTTAGAGTGTGCAAAGAGAGTGTCATTCCAATTTACACGTGCAGATCACTCTGCCGGATCATCTGCATTTAGTGTAGAGGTTTCTATAGACGGTATTAACTATGTAACTTATAATAAACTCATAAGCAACGTAACAAATACCAACGCTCAGACACTTACTCGAGTTGCTTCAGTATCGCTTGCGTCAAATACATCGGCAATGGCTTCGATGGATTTACAGCACGATCATTATAAATACGCTCGTGTTACAGTAACCGAAACAACAGACGGTACACATTCTGCTACTGCATACATAGAGTACGAAAACTAACACAATGATTATTCGCCCTCAAAAAAGCTTTGTAGTGGTAAGGCAGCTAGCTAATCACACTGATACTGCAACGTATTATGTTAGAGCAGTTATTCGAGATGCTTTTACAGATGAGATATTAGCAACTCTTGATCTTGATAATAAGGGAAGTCAACGTTTTTCTAAATCTTGGTTAGTTGCACAGGATCCTAGCGGCGAAGGGCGTGATATATCTATTGTTACATCTGTATATACTGACTCAGGTTATACAACAAAAAGTGAAAACTATGGTGATGAGGAAAACACTCACATTATTGAAGATAGACGAACAGCAAATGGCGGAGGAGGTGCCATGGGTGGGGGTAAGCTCGATTCAGCTACTATCCGAAGAATTGTGGCAGAAGAACTTAAAAAGGTTAAAGAAGAGGAAGATACAAAAGAGGCTGAAAAACCTGAAGAGGCTATGGAGCCTGAGGACACACAAGTTATAGATAAGCTTAATTCTATTGAAACAGCTATTAAGGCGATCGTAATTCCTCCAGCAGCAACACCAGAGAAAGTAAACCTAGATCCTGTTTTTGAAGGCATGTCAACAATATATAATGCTGTTCTTGATAAAGAAGTAACACCACCAACAGATCTAACGGAAGTAAAAGATACAGTAGAATCGTTAAAGAAGGCAAATACTGATTTTGCAAATCAAGTTATTCAAGTTGTGCAAGGAATGGAAGATAAGGTGCAGGCAACTATTGCACAAGAAACAAAGAAAGTCTTTTCTAAGATGCGTTTTGTTATTCCATTTAATACGTTATCTATGGCTGATAAAGAGGATGTGGATGGTGAGAAAGGAAGAGCAAAGCTTGATGTCGATGTTGATTCACTAAGTCAATAATATGATTACTACAGGAGCACAACTAAAAACATTTCTTGAGCAACTCAATGGAGATCAGACAATTGATACTGATCTTGCAGATACTCTTGTAGATACAGCCAAGACAATATTAGAGGGCGAACGACCATGGTTAAACTTACGCAAGACAAACACATCTAAGACTGTAACAACGTCTAATACATGGCAGACTGCTATTGATTTGTCTACTATAACTGATTTTTCAGAGTTTTTTAGCGATACACCAATTCGTCTTTTTGATGGTAATGACCGAGTAGAATACTACCGGTTAGTGCCTATTGATCGTCGCTTGGAATACAAGGATATAAGCAATACTGCATGTTACGACTACAATGCTAAGGTGTTATACCTCAATGGAACAGTGCCTTTTAGCGGTACTTTATATATTTCGCATCTAACAACATCTACTGCTATAGATACCACAAGTACATCTGCTGTATGGACCGTGTTTCCACCAAGATATTTGCCATTGTTGGCCTATTACGCTATCGGTATCTATCAGGGAGGTATTGACTATGATTCAATTAGCGCACGTCAAGCCCCAAACAATTTGTCTATTATGCAAACTCTTAAAAAGAGCATGGAAAAGTGGGATGACAATCTACAGCAATCAGATCTTGAAACAAATGATCCAACAGACTTATTCGGATACCCACGAAGTGGTGCTATAGATAGGTATAAAAACAACTAACATGTTTCCCGACTTTACCATTAACACGTTCTATGGGCTCAACACAGCGATAAAGGATATAAAAGCCCTTAAGCCTGGTACAAGTCCTGATTCTTTAAACTGGATAACGTCTAAGGAGAAAGACTCTATTGCATTGCGTAGAGGATATACTTTACTTGGACAGACAGCTATAGATGGAACAGGTAGAGTAACGGGAATAGGTACGGGTATTCGATATGACGGACAATCCGTTTTGTGGTATTCGCACGGTAGAAAGGTCAAATACTATGATGAGACAACACAAGATGTGGTGGAAGTTGATACAGATTTATTACCGACGGCTGCTGATGGAGAGGATGTATGGTTTCGAGCCTATCAAAACCTTGCAGGCTCTTTTGTGTATCTAGGATCACCCAATTCGTCTATCTATAAGATCCCAACGGCTAATCCTGGCAGTGCTGTGGATCAATCAGTATCAGCATATAGGTTTGGCGTGTTCCATATAGGTCGAGGACGTGCATTTGCTGGACAGAGAAACGGAACAACAGCCGGTAACAACGATAAGACTGGTCTGTATTTGTCGTATGTTGATAAGGATCAATTATCTGACTACACACAGGTAACAGGCGAAGCGGTGGGAGCATCCGGTAGTACAGTTTATTCAGGAACACTAGCAGTTACTGGAAGCGGTAAGACAATCATGTACACAAGCTTTACCGAAGCGGCTGGTGAGACATTGGTTGACGATAGAAACGGCAACCTTGTAGGCAATCAAGGATCTACAGGTACTATTAACTATGCAACTGGAGCATATTCAATAACATTTAATCATACAACAACTGGTGCTGTTACGGTAAGTTACTATCACGAAACAGCTACATCAGCTGGTATTCTTGATTTTTCAGGAAGCTCAAACGGACAGGGTAAATCATTCCGACAGGACGACGGTGGAGGTAATTTAATGGCAATATTTAATATTAACACTATTGAATACTGTCTACATCAACTTAAGACATGGCAGTTCACTTTTTCTCTTGACGATACACAGAGTACAAACTTGCCATACCGAAACATCGGTATCCCATATACGCGTGCTGCATATCAGACACCCGATGGTATCATTTTAGCTGATATATCAAACCCAGCAGAGCCTATATTTAGAAAGCTAGCTGTGTTACAGGGAACAGATATTAACACTATCGAACCGTTATCAATATCTGATCAGTTGGATCTAACACCTTATGGATTTAGTAAGTGTGTCGCTTGGAAGTGGGGAGACTACGAGATCTTTTCAGTACAAGAAAAAGTAAATGAAACTGCAAATGAGTTTAACTCAGTGACGTTTATTCGCAATGTTGTTTCAAAACAGTGGGATAAGCTTGACTACTATGTCTCATGTCTCGCTGAATACAACGGTATGCTTATTGCTGGCGACTCGATCACTAATAACGCCTATATATTGTTTTCAGGATTTGATGAAAATGGTGACGTTATAACTAACTACTGGTCATCAAGCGACATGGATCTTGGCACACCAAACCTTAAAAACTGCCGTCGTATGGTTATTGATGGACTTATTCAGCCTGATCAGGATGTTGACGTGTTTCTATCGGTAGATGGTGGACCATATTCTCTTGCATACACAATAAACGGAGATGGTAGCTATGTAGATTCTGGCATCAATACATATATTGGTGGAGTTACCCTCGGCTCTAAGGTTATTGGCGGAGGAGGAAGTGCAACAGCAAGCCCATTTGAGGTTGATTTTCCTATTAGTGTTGGCAGGTTCAACACTATCCGTGTAAAGCTTGTTGCAAAAAGCATCGGATACGTGCAAATAAATGAAATAACGTTTAAAGACATTCGTGATAAGGGTCGTAAGAAAATACCGTCACGAACGAGGTAATTTGTTTGTATATAAAAAATAATTCTTGTATAATATCACCATGATTAACACTATAGTCAACTCAATAACAGCCCCAATCATAGCACTTTTCATGCTATTCACAGGGCAAACTCAAGCACCTGTAAATGTTGGAGCTACATTACCATCAGCGACAGCAGTTTTTGAAACATCTCTCGCAAGCCCTATCACTTCATCAGCAACAACGTTCACACTTGCGTCAAATAGTGTGCGTGGTGGAGGTTCTCTATCAGGATTTAACTGTTTCTCTATTGATGAAGGATCAGCACAGGCAGAAACTGTCTGTGGTACGGTTTCAGGTACAACAGTATCAAGTGTAACTCGTGGTATCAGTCAATCTACTGGTACAACAACAGTTTCAGCATTACAGTTTTCTCATCGTCGAGGTGCTAACGTTAAAATAACAGATTTTCCATTAGTTCAAATTCTTAAGGCACAGAATAATGGCGAGGATACATTTATGAATCCACTTGTGTATGATTCAGGTGTTTCTACATCGGAGTTAGCTGTAAATGGTCAAAACATTGCAAGTGTTGCTTATGCTAACTCTCTTGCTTTCGGAGCAATTCCAGCAGCATCAGAAACTGCCAGTGGTTTCGTAGAGCTTGCCACACAAATAGAGGCAGCTTCAAGCACATCATCAGGAAGTGCAGCGCGCCTTGTATTACCTGCTTCAATTGCGACATCTACATACAACCAAGCAACAGCACCATTACGTGTAGTTGTTACTAAGAACGATGGAACAATTGATGCAAACTTTTTGCCTTCGACAATTAGCAAATCAATTTTGATTGCTGCTTCGACAACATTTACTGGGACAACTACTTTTAGCGGGCCAACATCAGGATTAACTTCTTTTGGCGATGGTAGTGATGGTGATGTGACCATATCTGTTCCGACATCTCTAACAAGAGATATGTACTATAATAACTTGACGATTAACTCGACACTAAATCCTGCTGGCTGGTCAATATATGTAAGAGATACCTTATCAGGAAATGGGTTAATAGACGTTTCTGGTAATCCTGGCACAAGTGGTAACTCTGGCGGGGTAGGACAAGGAGGATCTGCAACTACTACAGGCAAGTTTTGGAATACTGCTGGAGGCAACGGAGGTGATGGTGATCCCTCACCAGGCAATGGAACAACCGGTGGGTCTTCGCTTACTGTAATCGGATCTTCAGGCGGTCAGGGTGGAGCTGGAGGAGATGACTCAGGTGGAGGTGGAGGCAGTGGAGGCACAGGAGCATCAACTGGAAATAAAACATTACCAATCAAGAAAACTGGTGTTTTTAGATTCAATTCAATATACGGTCTTGACATGAGCAACATCGGGTCTACTTCGCCGTATGTTGGTGGTATCGGAGGCGGCGGCGGAGGAGGAGGTGACTCGACATCGTCAACATCTGGAGGAAACGGCGGTGGAGGAGGAGCTGGAGGAGGTATTGTACATATTGCTGCTAATATATTCGCAGGTAGCTTTAATATTAAAGCAAACGGAGGTAATGGAGGTAGCGGAGATGTTGGCGCTAGTGCTAGTGGAGGTAGCGGTGGAGGAGGCGCAGGTGGTGGAGGAGGAGCAGCACTTGTCTTATATAACTCAAAATTTTGGACAGGAACTTATATTCTGTCAGGGGGCACAGGAGGTGCAGGAGGTGCAGCGACTACTGGATCAGCAGGATCAAATGGAGCAAATGGCACAGATGGTGTTTCATATGAGATATGGATAAATAACACGTTATAATATATGAACCCCACAACGTCAACAATTGATCCTACTAAGCAGATCTACGATATAAACGGCACAAAGGTACGTGCAACATCTCAAGATGAAGCTAACAATCTAGCTCAAGAGATTACCACAGAAAAGAACTCTGCTTTGACTGTTCCTACACCAAGGAATCGTCCTGTTAAAGATACGTCTTCAACAAGTTCATTTACTGAAAGCCCTGTACCACAACCTAAGAGTGTTGAGAGTATAACAAGTGACATGCTTAATATGGCACAAGGTGAGTTGTCATACTTGGATAACTACTACAAACAACAGCTTGATGAGCAGAAGAACATCAATGCTAAAAACGATCGTTCAACCCAAGCAATCTCGACACTAACGGGCCTTGCTGGATCTACAGAGGCTGATGTCGCACAACAGAGAACTACTGCTGCTGGACAAAAAGCTAACCAAGCAATCTTAAATGAAGCAAAGGCACAGGCTCAAGCAGTCTATGGACGTGTAAGCAAAGCAGCAACAGAGGAAGCTCGTGCACAGCGACTTGAGGCTCGACAGACAGAACAGGAGCGTATAGCGAATCGCGCTGCACGTCAACAGCAGGCTGTAAACGAAATTCAAAACATTTCAGCTAGTGGTATCACGCTTGATGGCCTTAAGAAGACAGATCAAAATACATATGACTACCTTGTACGCCAGTTTGGTAGTGAAGAGGCTCTTAGAGGTGCATATGTTTTGAATACTCCGCAAGATCAAATTCTTGACAAGCGAATTGAAAACGGTAAATACATTATTGCACGTCAAAATCCACTTACAGGAAAAACAAGTATCGAATCTATTGATCTAGGGCTACCTACAGGATACTCAAAGACTATTGATGCTGGAGATAAGATCTTGGCTATCCCTGATAACTGGGATGGTGATACAAGTAAGTTGATTTCTATTAGTAAAAACAAAGCAGGATCAGCCACTGGAACATATACACCAGGCGCAGATCCAGCAGTTGATGCTTGGGTAAACCTTGTTAAGACTGGTCAAGCTAAGATTACGTCAGTTCCAAAAGACAAACAAAACCTTGTTGCACAAGGACTAGGATTTAATTCAGGTGATGTACAGCAAGTTGACCGCTTTGTGTCTGATGCTATTACGATTGTTGATAGACTACTCGGCGAAGATGTAGAAAAGCTTGAGAACGTAGTCGGCCCACTATCAAGCATGATCCCTACAGTACGTGGAGGTTCTGCCGATGTTCTTGCTGATCTTGATAGACTCAGAGCAATTCTTACTAAGGACAATTTGAAGTACATGAAAGGTCTTGGAGCGATGTCAGATCGAGAGTTCCAAAACCTGCAAAATATCTCAGACTCACTTAAGACTCAGCGTAGTGAAGCAGGATTTAAAAAGGAACTCCAAAGAATCCGTGACAACCTGACAATTCAAAGTGAACAAGGCACAACTGATCAATACGCAAGCTTCAGATCACAACTCCAGCCAGGTGAAATGATGGTGCTCCGTGACGGTAACGTGGTTGCTATAACACAAAATGAGCTATTACCAACTGATCAACAACTCTAATGGCACGAATACTTGGACAACTCCCACAGCAAGCTACAACAACACTACCGGCAAAAGGCGGTCGTGTTTTGGGTGTTGCTCCACAGGGTCAAAATCAGAGTAAGTCTATAGTATTACCTCCAAAAAAGACAATCGGGGAACAAGTAGATACCTTTACATCACAGCCTACATTTAAAGCTACAGAGGGCGGTGCTGGAACTATTTTGCCTAACATTGCACGTACTGTAGGAAACATACCGTCATCAGCTGCACGCCTTACACGAGATGCTATTGCCCCAGTAAACCCATTTGATACAAATAGCCCATTAAATATTGGAGCAAATATTGTTAAAAGTGCACAAGCGGCTACTGATATTGTTAAAAATCGTGGTGTTATACAAGGTGCTAAAGACGTGGTTGCAGGCGTTGCAGATATTGGCAAGAAAGGATTTGATCTATATAAAAAAGCTGGTGAAACTATATATTCAGGCCTTGAGAAGAATGTGGTGGAGCAGGGTTCAGTTGCTAAGGGTGTTGGCGTAGCTACTGCAAATGTAGTGTCAGACATCGCGAAGGTTGGTATTGAAGATCCGTTATTTATACCAAGCCTTTTATATTCACCAACAAAGGTGCGTGGTACTGGAGTAGCAACAGATGTTATATCGGACATCTCACGTCCTTTGATTGACGAAACAAAGAAAATTACAACAGCAGTTGTTGAATCACCTCAATTTAAAAAGACGGTATCAGCAGTAACTCCCGACATTCTTACTAAGGATGTTGGCACTTTGCGTACTGAGAAAATGGTAAAGGGCCTTGAAACACAGAATAATCGTCTTAAGACTGTTGGTGAGGCTTTTGAAGAAAACACAATATCACGTAGATCAACAACGCCTGATACACCTAATACTGTTGTCACCCCAGCAGATACATTTGTAAAGTACAGGATTGCTCCCGAAGTAAACAAAGGAACTATTGAGATGGGTAACTATCAAAATGGCTCTGGTGCACTTGGCAAGATTCGAGAGGAAGTGTTACGCATAGATGGAGAGATTACTCAAGAACTCAAGGCTTCAGGTGTTAAGAAAAACATTGATGAGTTTAAAAACGCAGCAATTAAGCGCGTAAGTGAGAACGACAGGCTCAAGGCATCAGGTAAGGTGCAGAGTACCATTAGCGATCTTGAAAAGCGTTTTGAAGACTACAAGATGTCATACGGCAGTGACATTGATATAGAGGACATCAACAAGATACGTAAACAGATGAATTTGGACTTTGATCCTATGACACAGGACTCAAGTAGAATTATTGGTGACGTAACGCGTGACTTTGTCTATAATTCCGTTCCTAATGAGAAAGTTAAAAGACTACTCCTTGATCAAGGAGAGCTCCTTTCAGCACGCAACTACGCTGAAAAACTTAACGGTACTAAGGTTGTCGGTGGCCGAATTGGTAATTACGTATTAAGGACACTCGGTGCAACTATTGGATCAGGTATTGAGAAATTCCCAATATTAGGACCAATGGCCGGAGCTGTTGGTGGAGAGTTTGCTGCACGAGCATTACAGCAAGCACAGTTTAAGTCACTTGGTGCAGAGACAAAAGCACTACTTCAACGATCGTCAAAAATGAAGGATACTACTATTAAAGCAAAGACGATACCAAAAAGTGCCATAGATGTATCTAATAATACCACACGTCCTAACTTTAACGCTACCGCAAAGCCTAACAGTAGAGGTTTTATAAACTTTAATGCGCCATTACGTAAGAATAACAGTGACATCAATAAGTTTATTGCAAAAAACTTAGATTCAGCTGAAAAAGCAGATAACTTTATTCCTGGAGTAAAAAGTAAGTTACCTATTGCGGGAGTTACGATTGAAGGCAAAACATTTAAATCAATAGATGAAGCTACAAAACGCGAGCTTAAAGAAGCTTTGGAGTACATAAATACTAAGCGATCGCCAAAAGATCCAGTTAATGAACGCCTTGAAAACCTTGTATCGGATCTTGGCGTTAAGTTTAATATCAATGCAGATATAGCAAATACAAAGCTTGATGGTATATATCGCTCTCTATTGGAACAAACAAAAACAACACCTTCAGTTACTGGTAGAAACCTTTTACCTGCCAATAAAAAAGTAGATGATCTCACATCAAGCATCCAACAAGCCAAGAAATCTGGGCAGTCTTTTGATGAGTGGGTGAGGGGGCAGAAAACTCTATATCACGGCTCTAACGAAAAGATAAAAGTGTTTAGTAATAAAAAAGGAGCACAAGGTGTGATTTGGTTTACAGACAATCCAAAAGCAATTACAGCAGGTGAATCAGGAGCACAGGGTACAAAGTTTATAAATGAAAGAGTAACAACTGGTCAAAAGTTTGCTGGATGGGATGAATACGAAAAACTAGGACTTGGACAGATAAAAGATATGGGGTTTGACGGGATAAAACTTCCAACGAAAATGCAAGACGGAACTTCTTATAATGATTATGTTCTGTTTAATAACAAGACTCTCAAAACCCGCTCCCAACTAAAAGCAGAGTGGGACAAGATGCAATAAATTAGATATAATAATATCAACATGACAACAATAGGAACCCTAATTACAGGAGCAATACTAGGACTAGCAAGTGTGCTAGGTTTTAATGCTACAACAAACAATGTCGGCGGTGGTACTGGTACAATAAATCAGCTTCAGCAGTTTGTTGCAACTACAAGCCCTGTTTCTGCAATAACACAAGCTGTTTTTGGCAAGTCTTTTAGACTATCAGGTCAATCAACTGGTTGTGCACAGTTTGACTCTAACGGTGTGCTTACAAGCTCAGGAGTGGCCTGCGGTACCGGTAGTGGTGGAGGTATTGGCTGGGCATCAACAACGATCCCTGATGCTAACTCTATCTACTCAACAGCATCGTCAAATGTCGGTATTGGTACTACATCCCCATGGACAAAACTTGCAGTAACAGGCTCTACAACTATTGCTGGCGGTCCACTTATTGTGCTTGGTTCAGCAAACACACCAATTTCAGCAGATACAGACTGGTATCGACAGTTTGGACTTTTCCGAAAAGACATTAACGATTACGCATTTTTCACAATCGAAAACCGTAACGGAGGTTCAAACTCGTCTATAGACCAATTGTGGAACAATGACAGAACAACTGCTCTTAGTTACTATGCAGACTTAGGTTTCAACTCTAGTGCCTTTAATAACCCAGTGTTTGGAAACCTTAACGTAGCAAACGCATGGTATGGATACAACACAGACGGCCCTATTCTATGGGCGACAGCTACAACCTCAACTGCTGGATATTTTGACATAACTACAGGCGGATACTCAAGTAGTAGAATGAGAATTACCTCAACTGGTAACGTGGGTATTGGTACAACTTCACCTTATACAAAGCTTGCAATTGCTGCTACCGCTCCCGTATTTACACTTAGTTCAACAAACACAACAATCTCAAACGGTGCTCCTTACGGTGATATTGAGTTTACAAGTGACGACCCAACAGCAACTGGAGTTATGGCAAGAATCCGAGCAAAGGGATTTGACGGAAACTTCGGAGGTGACTCGGACTTAGCTTTTTGGACAAAGCAAGGAAGTAACGCAATGGCAGAAAAGATGAGATTGACAGCGTTTGGTAGACTAGGACTCGGCACAACATCGCCAAGTGCATTTCTACACGTAACAAATATAAGCTCAACAGCTTCATTCCTTGTAGAAGACTCAGCATCTATAGACACCACGCCTTTCATAATTGATTCAGCAGGTAAAGTTGGAATTGGTACAACGACACCAGTTGCAGATTTTCAGGTTACATCAGCAACAGCAAACGCAACTACTACTACTGAAACTGGACGTATGGGTCAGACCAGAGGTTCATGTGATAAGAAGTACCGATATGACGGAACAGCTATATACATATCGTACGACAACAGCAATGCGCAGGTTATATCAACAACAGCCTGTGCTTCAGTAACAGGATTTTAAATATATGAATGACACACTCAAAACAATTGGAATAGCAACAGCAGGAATTATTGCAGGTGCAACAGGCGCAGAACTGCTTAATGGAGATGCAGTAATTGAGCCTACACCTATCGTAAGAGAAGAAGTACAGCCAAACTACTCAATTGACACAGTATTTATTGAAATGCCTGATGAAAAGGTAAAAGTACAGGCATGGTCAGAGCAAGCAGTAAATACTGTACAAGGACGTATACAGAACCGTATTACATCTTTACAGGCACGTAAAGCACAGCTTATGAGTGATGACTCACCAGAGGCACAAGATGAGCTTATAAACGTAAATAAAGAGCTTGAAATGCTTGGCGGTGCAGAGGCTAAGATGGAAATTATAGAGGCAAAGGTAATAGAGGCTCAATAACATGACACCAGAAGAGCAGCGAGAACTAATTAGAGAGACTGCCTTGGCAGTATCAAACGCTACTAAAAGCGAGAACTCGGGTTTGATACGCGATATACGAGTTGCTATTGATATATTAAAAGACGATATGATTGAAGTTAAAGATCATATTAAGAAAACAAACACGACTTCAGAAAAGCACGCTGATCTTATTAACCAAACAACACTTGTATTGCAACAGTGCGTGATCACAGGCGACAATACTGTTAAATGTGTAGAGGCATTACAAAAAAAGTTTATAGAGACAGACAAAGAACTTGCTAATAATTCTAAAGACATATTTGCTGGTAAAATAAGCTTTGGTGTAATAGTTGGGTTAGGCGCTGTCATTGTCGCATTAGCTACATGGGTTTATAATAAAGACATTACTCGCCTTGAGAATAATAGAGCCTCATATGAAGAAATACGGGCTTAAACCCCTTACAGAAGATAAAGACTTCAACCTTGGTAGCATACGTCAGTTACCTAGTATTACCTCAATACCACCCCAACTTATATTGGGGTATCCTACTATCTACGATCAAAAAACATCAGACTTTTGTGCGGGTGCTGCAAGTGCTGTGGCGACAGAGTTACAAGAGAATGAACCTATCAGTTTTGAATGGCTGTTTGCAGCTGCTAAAAAGATAAGTGGCGATCCGCTTGATTCATTTGGTGTTGATCTTCGCAGTATCTGTAAGGTACATACAAAGCTTGGAGCACTGCCTCGAAGCAAGGCCCCTTTTAGTGTTGACACTCATCCGGTTGACTTTCTTAGAGACATACGCAACTGGCCGGCTGATTTACTTAACTATGCAGCTAGCAATAAAAAAGAAACCTACTTCAAGGTTACTGGACCGTATGATCATTTTGATAACATGCGTGCAACCATGTATTTAACAAAAGCTGCCGTTATCTTTGGTGTAAACTTTGGCTGGCCACTTGAGCAGGTAGAGATCGAGACCCTTGCAGAAAACGGCGAGGGACACGCTATGTGCGCTATTGGCTATACGGACAACTATATGATCGCACGTAATAGTTTTGGTGGTGGCGTGGGAGATAAAGGAAACCACTACATCCATAGAGATGTTATTAACGGCAATGTGGGCACATACGGTGCGTTTGTATTGCTTGATATGCCACGTGAGGATGTTGAGTGGCACATAGACAATAGTATTTACATGGAGGATCCATGGTATACAGCTTTATTTAAAGTAATCAAAACAATATGTGGAAGTACATTTTAACTCTATTAGGTGTGGCAAATGATGAGTTTTTCCCTGGAGTTGTCGGCCGTGGTGACGATACTAACCTGTATAAACAGAGCGAGGTGGTTGCTTCTTTTGCACAACCACAGTTTAAAGTAAAGACAGAAAAGGAGATACGATCGTTTCCATACCAGTACCAAGGAACAAAGAGTGCGTGTGTTGCCTATACAATAGCCAAGATAGCGACAGTATTGTACTTCATGGAAACCGGACGTATTGTTAAGTTTTCGCCAACACCTATATACAGCAAGCGACTTAATAAGCCAGGACTGGGTATGATCTTCACGGACGCGCGCGAGCTTGCGAGCAAGTACCTTGTTGCGGATGCGTTTCTACCATCTGATGAGCTCTCTGAAGAAGAGATGACCAACTATAAGATTGACGAAAAGATCATCAATACCGGCGATGGCTTTGCGTTGTCTCCCGACTGGATTGAGATGGAAAAAGACTTTGATACTGTAGCCGCTACCATGCAAATAACAGGCAAGCCAACAATGCTATGGTTCTACTTTGGACCTAAGGAGTTCTTTGGGTTAAAGATCCCACGTGCAGTGCTTCGAGTATTCTCTTGGTGGAGGCACTCTGTTACCGGAGTAGACACCTATAAGAAAGCAGATAGCGGTATTGAGTACATCCGTATTGAGGACTCAGCTGATAAAGAACACCTTTACAAAAAGGATATTGACCGTGAGTTCTTTAATAGCCGTATCATACTAGCGGCATACCCACAGCGTTTTAAATACGATAAAGACATGGCAAAACCTGTATACAATGGTACAATAGTGTCAGTGCAAAAATGCCTTGTGTACGAGGGTTTTATGCCTACAGCTACAGTATTTGCTGAGAATGTAGGTCCACTTACTCAGGCTGGATTGCGCAAGTTACAGCAAGCAAAAGGCTTTGTTGTAACCGGTACGATAACAGCCGAGGTAAAAGAATATTTATTAAAAATATATAAATAATATGAAGAATTTAATTGCAGGTCTTATTGTAAGCTCGCAGAACTCAAAAGAGTTTAGTGATCGTTATACAGGAACACTTATCCTTATTATCGGTCTTATTGGAACAACCTTTAACATTCCAATACTTGATGATCAAGCTCAAATGCTTGTGGCTCAGATCTCAGCTCTATTTGGTCTAGGTAAAGCACTTTATGGATTCGTATTGTGGCTAACAGACAAATATGACAAAAAGGTACTTGGTGGAGTTCGACAATAACACAATGGCCCTATCACAACTATAGGGCCGACACATCAACTGTGATAAAACACCCTGTAAAAGGGGTGTTTTATTATTTACTATTACCTCCACAAGCGCCAAGTACCGCCCAGAACAATACCCAGCCTGCGCTGGCATCAAACCACAATGCGATCCCTCCAAATAGTAGTGCTCCGAGCATGTTAGTTAAAAGAAAGTTAATATTAAGCCAATAACTGTGAGCGGTAGCCAAACAGCTCCTACCACAAACCAACAAAGATTGAATTCTCCTACGCTATTCCACTGATACCACAGGAAAATCCATGCCACAAATATAACAAAGAACGGTACTACGTTACCAAATGTATGCAAAGTAATTCCTCCTACTTGCACTGCATGTGCCAGTACAGCAGTATTTATAGCTACTTGATTTGATAGGTTCATGTTATTTATTTTGGTTTATTAATTCAATTGGCCCGTCTGTATTGTATTCGTAAAAATGGCCAGTATCATAGTCAGGTTTTTGTACAATAGTAAACGCAATTAACACACAAGCAAATACCACGTACAATAATCCAGCAATTATTAAAAGCTTTGTATTTCCTTCTCTTAATTTCCTGCCTATTATCAGGCCTATAATTACGTTTAGTAATAGGTTCATATTATTTTATAAATAGTAACTCTAGGTGTTCTTTGTTAGCATTTATGAAGGATTCGCAGTCTTCCATTGATTTGAAGTAGGGAAGAGTAAATTGTTCTTGACGCTGGAAGTAAGAATCTGTAAAGAATTT